GGTGGTTCGACCCCCCCGCTCGCCGCGATTTTTTGTTCATTAAAATCAGAGTTGAATTTTCCCGCGCCACGTTGTGACAACGCACGCGGACACGGCACGAAAGGTTGGCGATATCGTATGCTGCCAGTTCCACCTTCGCCTCGGGGTTCGATTCCCCGACGTGCCACAAAGTATTTTTCGATTCCATACTATCCCGGCTGTTGCCCGCTCGTGAGAGTAGACACAGCCACACGGCCACGGAGAGTGCAAAGCGTTGCATTTTCACACGGTAAGGGAGAGCTGCACTTCTTGTATATAGGTAGGCAACTCGTTCAAATCTCACTCTCCCTCGGCGGTTCGAATCCGCCCGTGGTCACTAACATGTGAAAGTAAATGAAGAAAGTAGACAAAAAGAAGCTCGCACAAGTATTCGCCAATCCCGACGAGTGCGTGGAGCTTGAAAAAATCAGCCGCGACGTCATTCGCAGCGTCGGCAAAGGGAGGACGATCCGTTTTATCCTCCCGACCCCCAAAGCCACCGAGAGCGCACGAGCATCCGTCAATTTTTTGCGCATCTTCGAAGACCTCCCGGTATTCGCCAGCGTCGACAACACAAAACGCTGGATCACGATAACACGATTATAAAAACTCACCCCGATATGGAACCCGTCATCATCGTAAGCCCCGAAGATTTGGCAGCCCTCGTGAAGAATGCCGTGGAGAAAGCCCTCGAAGCACGTGACCGACGAGAGGAGGAAGCGAGTGAGCAGGTGTTCGGGCTGCAGGGTATCGCCGATTTGTTCGGGTGCTCAAAGATTACAGCATTGAAATACAAACAGACGTTTCTCGCCCCTGCGGTGAAGCAAAGAGGGCGAAAGATTGTCACCGACGTAAAACAGGCGAAGCGCTTGTTCGCCCTACACGCCGATAAAAACTCCACACTATGATATTCCCAGACGTAGCCGTTCAAAAACAATCACTCACGCACGCTCTTGTCGTCGTCCCCGCTCCGAAGCTCGCAATGCGTACGGCGTTCATCAAACGTTTCAGCACCGACCGACACGCGTGGTTCATTCGATCGAGCATTCAGAAACACGACGGCTCGGCGCGCATTTACTTCCGCGTACCGGCGGGAACGGCAAAGGACACCATCGAGCGAATCGTCAGAACGGCCGAAGAGGCTTTTGTCGGAGCGTCGGTGTATGTCCAGCCACTGACCCCCGAAGCATCGAAACTCGGCCGATAACCTCATAAAACCTCACACCATGCATTTCGAATACGACCGCGACAAACTTGTGGAAGTTGACATCAAATACGGCACCTCGGACGAACTCTCTGCGCTGATCGAAATACTCGAGGAGGACATCGAGGACGCGTTGCACACGCCACCTGCGGAACTTGCCCGCGATCCGTTCCTTCTCTACGGCGATACGGACGACGAGAACGAAGCACTCGACGAAGGGCGGCTATTTGCCGGCCATGACGAAGCGATGAAACTCTACCGCTATTTGGTCGGCCTGCACAAAAGAGCCACAGAAGCACTGATCGCACGAGAAGCATTCGAGGAAGAGTGCCGCTGTCTTCGCGTCGAACAGATAAACGACTACTCCGACCGCTGCTGCCCACAACCAATATACTACCTATAAATGACAAACGGCGAATTTTCCGCCCTCCTTGCCCACCTCGCGAACTTCAACGCACTGCTTTTCCGCATCGCGATACGCGAACGCAAAGATCACCAAGACGTGATGCGAGAGTTTGAAGCCCTGCGACATCAGAAACTAAAAACCATAACCCTTAAAAACAAATAGAACATGTCACTTATCAAATCTCCCTCCGAAATCACAGCCCCCGCCACTTGCAAGGTGCTTTTGTACGGCAAGGCCGGCACGGGCAAAACGACCCTCGCCCTTTCTGCTCCCGACCCGTTGCTCCTCGACTTCGACGGCGGCGTTTCGCGTGTGAACCGTGCACACCAAACGGACACGGTGCAGATCACTTCTTGGAACGACGTGAAAAATCTGTTCTACGCCACGGCGGAACTCGCTAAATATCGCACGATCGTCGTCGATACTATCGGCAAGATGATGGACTTCATCATTCGCCACGTCTGCGGAACGCAACAGCCGCAAATCAGACAATGGGGAACGATCAACGCCGAATTTAAGTGGTTCACCTCGGCACTCGCCGGGCTCGGCAAGCACGTCATCTTCGTAGCACACCAAGACACCCGAAAGGAAGGCGAAGATACGATTTATATCCCCGCTCTTCGCGAAAAGAACTACAACGACATCGTAACGGATCTTGACCTGATGGGCTTTGTCGAAATGCGCAGCGACAAGGGTACGCCGATTCGCACGGTCACTTTCGACCCGACGGCACGCAACGACGGAAAGAACACGTGCAATCTTCCGCCCGTTATCAACGTCCCCGTGATTCTCAACCTCGCAGGCGAAACGATCGCCGCCAACGACTTTGCAAGCCGTGAGATCGTAGGCGCATTCATCGCTCGCCGACAAACGGACGTTGCGGCGTCGAAGGAGTACAACGAAGCCCTCGAAGCCCTCAAAGAAGATGTGGCACTGCTCACCGACGCGCAAAGCGCCAACGACTTTGTGAGCCGTATAGACGGCTACAAGAAACACGGCGCGTCGCTTGTGTTCAAAGCAAAGGAGCTTTTCCGCGCCAAGGTGAAAGACTTGCACCTCGTTTACGACAAAGAGACGAAGACCTATTCCGACGCCACCGCATAACTCCTTTCTTTTTATTGTTGATGACCGGGGCGGCTGATCGCCCGCCGAAAGGCCGCCCCACTTTTATCCCCACGAACGAATGATTAAATACAAGATATACCCGACGCTCTTGGACGCGTATTGGCGCTACAAGAATGCTTTCGCGGTTTGGGAATCGTACTACGGATTTAGCGACGAACCGAAATACACGCCCGAGGAGTTCGAGCAGAAATGCTTTGAGGAACTCATCGACAAGATCAACCGCAAGCCACTCGAAGACAGCACCGCCGCCGATCGGGGCACGTGTTTCAACGAGATAATCGACAGTATCGTTACCGGCCGCCCCTCGGAGCGCATTCACGTAGAGCGCACGAAGGTAGAGACGAAAGAAGGCGCGGTGCTTTTCTGCGACGCAGCAATGATCCGAACGAACGACGCGGGCGAACGAACGATCGACGAAAGGAAATACCGATTCCCCGCAGATTTCTGCCGACGCATCGCCGCCCCTTACAAAGCAGCCGAAGCCATTCCCCAGCAGTTCCTCGAAGGCGTGGTGCAGCTCCCCGAAGGTGACGTTTATTTGTACGGCTTTGCGGACTACATCACACCGACGGGTATCGTCGATTTGAAACTCACGGGGCGTTTTACGGTCGGAAAGTTCCGCCACAACTGGCAGCACGTCGTTTACCCGTATCTGTCGGCGAAGATGGGCGCACCGCTTACCCGATTCACCTATGACGTGATCCACGCTGTGCCGAGTAAACGAAACGCGGCCGGCGCCCCCGAATGCTACAACACGCTGGAGCGTTACACGGAGATTTACAACTTCGACCCGATCGAAGACGGCCACCGTTTGGAATTGGAACTTTCGGAGTTCGTCGCCTTTCTCGAATCGAACCGCGAACGCATCACTGACAAGAAGATTTTTGCACTCGACAAATAAAACCACACACTGATATGGATCTGTTCGGAACACTCTACGAGATCAGCCCGACCGAAACGCGCACATTCACGGGCAGAGACGGGCAACCGCGAGAATACACCTTTTGTGAGGTCGTTGTCGATTGCTCGACATACAACAAGATGACCGGCGAACGCTACGAAAACCTCGTTCCCGTCTTGTTTAGCGGAAAGGCGCTCGACACGTTGCGCAACATTGCCATCGGCTCTCGTGTCAAGGTTGAGATGCATCCTTCGGGCGGGAGTTTCACACCGCCCGAAGGCGGAAGCCAACGGCGCTTCGTTCGACTGAAGGCTTGGGGCATCAAAGTAACAGCCGAGCCGCCGCAAGCGCCCACAACGCCCGCTCCTCCTCTCCCATCGGCACAAGTGTCACCGGCAAATCAACCGCCCGCACCTCCGACGTTTGCCCCGCAAGACAGCGACCCTCTCCCGTTCTAAACCGACAGCGATATGAAACGAACGCTCGTACTTGACGCTCTCGTTGAATTTCCCACAGCTAAACCGCGTTGCACAATATCTAAAACTGATTTATCGAAGGCAATTAACTACCTAAGACAAGCAGGGATTTTCTACGAACTGCACTCGGAGCGAATACAAGACCGAGACCACGCCCGACTGCTCCGCAACCTCGCAAGGAAGTTCGAAGCGATGCGCCGAAAAACATTTCCCCAATGTTCAGATACACCCTCGAATTAACTCAATACAACCGCCACGACGAACAAAACTTTGTTCCACTGAGGCTCTTCCTCGAAACCTCGCCCGTCGGGGAATACGTTTGCACAGTGCAACGGAAGCAACGCCGAAGGACTACACCGCAAAACAAATATCTCTGGGGCATTGTTTACCCGATACTCTTAACGGGATTGCAGCAGGCGGGATGGGAGTTCACGAACTGCGAACAAGTACACCAGTTTTTCAAACAGCACGTGGCCGGCGAACACATCATCAACTACAAAACGGGCGAAGTCGTGACACTCCCCAACTCGACGGCCGCGATGACGACGCAAGAATTTGAAACCTACATCGACCGCCTGCGCAATTACTCCGCACAATATCTCAACATCGAAATCCCCGAACCACAAAACGAAACACTACAATGAAATACTACGAATGTAAGACCAATGTCGAAAAGTTCAATGAAGAAGGGCACAAGGTCGGAAATCGTTTCTCCTACCTCGTGCTGGCCGACAGCTGCACACGCGCCGAGCAGTTGGTAAAGGCCGAATACGAGAACGCCGCCGCATTGGTGGTCGTTACGGACGTAGTCGGCCGAAAGTTCAACGAACTGATCACCGACAAGTGCGACGCCCCCGAATTGAAGTATTACAAAATCGTCTACACGATCACCACGCTGGATGATCGCCGAGGTTTCGAATTCGACAAGAAAGAAGCCGCGCTCGTGGCCGCCGAAAAGCTGACCGACGCAACGGCCTTACTCTTTGATAAGTTCGACAAGTCGATGCACAAGCCCGTACTCCTTTCGGTCGTTGAAACGCCGATTGTCGAGTTCATCAAAGACACGAACGAAGAAACGTCCGCCGCTTAATGCAAGATCCCGAACACCGACTCCAATGCGCCTGCGTCCGCTGGTTCAGATACCAATACCCGCAACTCTCCTCGCTCCTCTTTGCCGTTCCGAACGGCGGACGAAGAGACCCAGTGACGGGTGCTCGTCTGAAAGCCGAGGGCGTGGTCGCAGGAGTCTCGGATCTCATTCTTTTCCTCCCCTCTGACAAGCACCACGCGCTTTGCATTGAGATGAAGACCCCGAAGGGGCGGCAAAGTTCCTCGCAAAAGGAATGGCAGCAGCAGGTGGAGCGATACGGATACAGATATGAAGTGATTCGCGACTTCTTAGAGTTTGAGAAGCTCGTCAAATCCTACCTACACCACCAAACCACACAATGAACACATAGTCATGGCACGCCCGACAAAAAAAGGGCTGGACTACTTTCCACACGACACGCACACCGATCAAGATACCGCGCTCGCACTCGTCGAAGCGGAGTTCGGATTAGAAGCGTACGCCGTGTATTTCAAACTTCTCGAGTTCATCTACTCGCAAGGGTACGCAATCCCATGGGGTTCCGATGAGTGTCTATTATTCGCAAAGCGTATAGGTGCCTTCGGCGTTTCATCGAGGATTTCAGAAATCGTAAAGGGGTTGGTTAGACGTTCTCTCTTCGATGAGGGGGTTTTTAACTCGTTCCGGATACTGACATCGGCAAGCATACAAGTCCGATGGCTGGAGGCCAAGCGCAAGAAGGTAGAGGACATCGAAAAGAACATCCGATTAGTCGCGGACAATCGGACAGCCCCCGAAGTATCCACGCCCGAAAACAGCGTTAATACAACCGAAAAAGAGGTTTTTGCAGAAGAAACCGGGGTTTTTGCAGCGAAAACCCAAGTTATTGCAGAAACAACGCCACAAAGTAAAGTAAAGAAAAGGAAAGAAGATAATACTACTTCTCCTATCGTAGAAGTAGTACGTCCGAAATCGGACGCGCAGCCGTCGGGAGGGGAGGAGAAAAGCGGAAAATCAAAGAAGGGGGATTTAGACCTCGAAGCCTTCGCCCGATTCTTCAACAACACAATGGACGAGCACGGCGCGCAGATACCGCGCATAAGAACCATCACTCGGGACAGCAAGCGAGCCAAGGCGCTATTCGCACGCCTTCGCGAGTACAGCAAGGAAGATCTCGCAGAAGCGGTGAGAAAGGCCGCAAAATCAGATTTCCTCAACGGCAGCGGGGACAAGGCCTTCGTAGCAAGTTTCGATTGGATCTTTGCCCCGAAGATGTTCCCCCGAGTGTTGGAGGGGAATTACGACAACCGAGCACCGAAATCATCAAGTTTGACAACCTATGGCACAACCGCAAAATCTGTCGACGATAATAGGGAACGGCAACGCCAACGTGGCGAATATTTCGACGACGTGCTCTCCCGCCTTACCTACGGCAACGGCTAAAGCGCGCGAATACATCACGGAGAAATACTGCTCCGGTATTCAGCCGCTATTCGCTGCACAGCCATTGCGCTGCTACCTGGGAAACGCACCGACATTAGCGCGAGTAGGCCGCGAATGTGAAGACGAGTTTGCCGTGGCGTGGCTCTGCAAACAGATTCACGAGTATGTAAAGACGCTTTCGACGGCCGACCAACTAAGAGCGGCCGACATTCAAAACCTCGCACTCGTGATTTATTCGGCTTATCCTTCGCTGAACCTCGACGAAGTGATGCTCTTCTTCTCGCGTCTTGCCGCAGGCATCTACGGCATAGTAGGATACAACAGCGTGCGCGGCGAGAACATTACGGCAAGGATTCGCCAATTCCTCGAAGACCGCCGCCGAGAGATAGAGCGATACGAAAGGGAGCGCGAACGAATGGAACGCGCCGCGGAAGACGAGCGTCGCCGCAAATACGCCGTCAGCTACCAAGAGTACAAACGAATGCTTGCCGCGTTCGCCGCCGAGCGCTTCGGGGGCGATGAGGACAAAGCGCAGGAATACATCGCCACTCACCCCGAAGAGTTTCAACTTAAAAACAGAAACCAATGAAAGAAGAAATGACTTTCGAAGACGTGATGAATTTATATCACCGTAGTGTATCAGAAGTGTTTTACCTGATCGAGAAGCAGGGGTTGCCTGTAGAACCACGATTACCCGGCGAAGAGTTCCGTTTTTCCAGAGAGAAATTGAACAAATGGCATCTGTTTTTGCCCTTTAACCTCGGAGACATGTTTCGTGGCGCCAATGGACGGCGTTTGACGTTTGACGAGGTTTTGGATGAGTATGCTATCTCAAAAAAAGAACTAATCCATGCGATAAAGTTCGGTCGTATTCCATATTCGCACAGTCTCCCCTGCACGTACTTGTTTGATAGAACGAACGTCGAAGATTTCCTAATGCGAAATGATGACGTGGACGGCAAACTAATAAAGGAAGAGCAGGAGCGCGCCATGCGTGCACAGATCCGCGCCTTCCGCTCACAAGTGAAAGACCTTGCAAAGACCATCAGCGCAACATTAGCCGCCGCCCCCATGTGGAGCGCGCTCCCAAAGCACGAACGGGATTGCGCCCTCGGCCTTATGGTAGGCCTTTTCCGGCAGAACCTCAATTAAAACAAGAAACAGCATGAGCAAACGAAACAACAAAAAGAAAGGCGAGCAAGAGATCACGCAGAATGAAGTACATGCGATGGCTCAAGAGTGGCAAAATAGTAAGGACGACGAGCGTGTTCTGGTTTTGTTTTCGTTGTCAGAATTTGGGCGACTTCGTTTCTATGTGAGAGGTCCCCGATTGCAATTCCTTTCACTTCTCGACAAGGAGATTACTCCGACGCTTAATAGCCTCGCAAACGAGCCCCTCATTGATGCCCCCTACGTCCCTTCGAACCACGCGGAGGAGACGAAAGAACGAGCGCCCCGCCCCTCGCTGTGGCAACGCATCCGCGATTGGTTCTTTCCGTTCAACATCAAGTAATCTTCAATAGAAATGAGAGATATTTTGTTTAGAGGCCGCGACTACCACGGAAATTGGCGCTATGGCAATTTATGCCATTACATAGATGACTCTGATCCTGAGTACAAGACTAACGAATTTTACACCATCAGAGCGCAGGATGTTGACTGAGAGGAAGAGGAAGTCGTTATCCCCGAAACCATAGGGCAGCTCGTTTGGACATCGAGCGATGGTTCCCACGAAGTCTGGGAGGGGGATATAATTGAGTGTCGACTCTTTGGAGTTTACCCCATCATTTGCATGGCTGTTTGGGATATAAACTCCTTATCCTTTCGTCTTCGTTGGCCTGGACAGGTGCAGTACAGCTCAAAATATTCCTTCGTTGACTTCTTGGGAAACTTGTTTGCTGAAGGAGAAGGTGTAGTTATTGGTAACATACACGACAATCCTCGTCTTTTTAATGAATACAAGAAGAAGGCCGAAGCCTTCAAAGAGACAGAATCGTAAAAACATCACTATGCAAGTAATCAAATTCCGCGGCCGCTCCATCGCCGACGGCTCCATCGTTTACGGCGGCGTGTTGCAGTACGCCACCGCGTCCTACATCGTTCAGCCCGATACTCGCCACGCCGACGCATCACCGCGTTGCATTGAGGTGCACCCCGATTCGGTGGCGCAATACATCAACGTGAAAACGGTGGACGGCGAAGAAATCTACACCGGCGACGAGGTGCGCATATTAACTGGCTACTCCAAAACGCCCGGTGGCATTGTTCAATACAACAATGAAACGGCGTCTTTCTGCATAGACGGCGCGTATATTGGTCTCCTGTTCTTTGCTCCAGATTTCGAATACGAACTTATCCATCAAACTCCCAAACAATGACAGCAACAGAATACGAACAACAAGCCCACCGCACCATTGCCGGCCACGCGGCCGAGAACATCACATACCTCGGCTTTGGTCTGATGGCTGAGGCGGGGGAAGTGGCGGGCAAA